AGCCAGTGCAGCCTGCGAACCCGCCCTTTTGATTGCCTCTTCTTTGGTCATCCGTACAGTGTACTCTACATTCACTGGCCACAGGTTAGGGTAAGTCCCTATGAAAAAGTCTTGTGTGGCGTTAAGTTAACTGTACAATCCACCCCATGCCCTAGCAATCCCGCCGGGGTCTTTCAAGGAGAGAAGATGAGTATCGAGAATCTGCTCAAGACTAACGTCAACGAGCATACCGAGAAGAAGTCCAACCTGACCTACCTATCGTGGGCTTGGGCCTGGGCTGAAGCACTAAAGGCTGATCCAACCGCCACCTTCAAGGTGGAGACGTTTAAGCGAGATCAGTACACAGAAGAGCCGTTCATGACCCTGCCAGGAGGCACTGCGCTGGTCTGGGTCACTGTGACGATCTTTGGCAAGGCAATGACCTGCCAGCTTCCAGTTATGGATCACCGCAACAAGGCTATCCCTAATCCAGATGCGTTTGCGGTAAACACGGCCATCATGCGCTGCATGACTAAAGCTCTCAGCCTACATGGCTTGGGTCTATACATCTATGCCGGGGAAGATCTGCCAGAGGGTGATGCGCCTGACGTTACAGACTGGCTTGCAGCCATCGAAGCCACTGTGACAGGGGAAGAGCTTCAGACGGTCTACAAACAGGCCTACGAGGCTTGCCAGGGCCACCAGGACTCCATCAAGAAGGTGATCGAGGCCAAAGCAGCCCGGATCGCCCGTGCCAAGCAGGAGAAATCCAATGGATGAGCAGCGCACCGACGAGTGGTTCCAGCAGCGCCTGGGTAAAGTCACCGCAAGCAATCTGCACAAAGTGCTAGCGAAGACCAAAACCGGATACGGGGCTGATCGCGGCAATTACATGACTCAGCTAGTCCTGGAGCGAATCACTGGCAACCGAGCAGAGGGCTACACCAGTGCGGCCATCCAGTGGGGCATTGAGCAAGAGCAGTTCGCCAGAGCCGCATACGAGGCCTATAGGGGCGTTCTGGTGGAGGAGGTGGGGTTTATCCCTCACCCGACCATTGCGATGGCTGGAGCGTCTCCTGATGGGCTTGTAGAGGGTGGCATGGTCGAGATCAAGTGCCCAGAATCCAAGACCTTCCTGGAAGTCATACTGTCCAACAATCCGGTGGAGTCAAAGTACTTTGCTCAGATGCAGTGGCAGATGCGCTGCGCTGACCGGCCCTGGTGTGACTATGTTGTTTTTGACCCACGGTTTCCACCGAAAGCCCAACTGTTCATCGTTAGGGTAAATCGGGATGACAGGTGGATTGAAGAGGCTGAAACTGAGGTCAAGAAGTTCCTGGCTGAAGTGGAAGAAAAAGTGCAAGCGTTGAAACAGAAGATTGGAGAATGAAATGAGCAAAGTGTTGAAAGAGATTTCCTGCGTTACGGGCGAGTACAAGAATGCCCAGGGTGAGGTTAAGAAACGGTATAGCCGCATTGGCAGCATCATTGACACCAAGAACGGCCCGATGCTCAAGATCGATAGCATCCCGCTCAAAGAGGGTGGCTGGGATGGCTGGGCTTACATCAACAACCCCAAGAAGGAAGAGGAAGAGCGCAAGCCAGTTCGTCAGGCTCCTGACATTGATGACGCAGACCTGCCGTTCTGAACATGAACAGCGCCCGACTCGATAAAAGTGATCGGCTGAACAGGGTGTTGAAGTTGCTGGAAGTGGGCGGTGAATTCAGCACTCTGGACATCATCAGACATGCGAATGTCTGCGCTGTCAACTCAATCATCTCAGAGTTGAGACAAAACGGAATCAACATTGCCTGCCAACGAAAAGGCCCCTACTGGTACTACACACTGGAGAAATCATGAACCATCACACGATGCAAGTCAAAGTCAAAAACGGAGAGCAAAACGTCTTCGTATCCTTGCTGCAAAACAAGATCCTGCTGTCCATCTATGCCCTCAACGGCAGCATGAACATCTCTCTTGACCAAGGACAAGTAGAAGAGTTGATCGAAGCCCTGGAGCAAACCCAAGCCAAAGTGCAACAGGTTCATGAATCCATTTGACAAAGACTACAAGGCGCAACTGTCGTTCAGAGATCTAGAGACTGATAGGAAACGCTCTTATCAGGCCTCTAGAGTTCTCAACGACAAGCGTAAGACAGGCGTAGAGCCTTACCCCTCACTGGCCTCCAGAGTCGGGGCTTTTGAGGGCATCAATCCTCGCAAGGTAACGGTAGAAATGCCAAAGATGAAGAAGAGTCGCAGATGAACATCGAAACGATGAAACAGGTACTGCAAGCATGGGATGCGTACAACAACGCATCGGATAGTCAAGAAGATGCGAAAGCACATTCATCAATGGTCGTTGCTTTTGCCAAATTACGCACCGCCATCGAGCAGGCTGAGAAGCAGGATTCTGATGGGATTGGCTGGCTGCGAAAAGACGGGGGCTATTTCAACCCACCAACAGTACAGCGCCAGTGGGTCGGGCTGACGGACGCTGAGATCGAAGAGTGGGACTATGACGTTCGTGATGTCGTCATGGACACTGAAAAGCTGCTCAGGGACAAGAACACATGATCCACAAAGAAATCGTAGAGCTTTGGCGCAAGCACCAGGAGGTGCATGAATTCGCCCAGTCAGTCGAAGCTATTGTTCGGGCCGATGAGCGCGAGGCAGTGTGCCGCATCGTTACGGGCCTGTGCATCAGCGACAACAATGCCGAGGAAATAAACCGCGCTATCCGAGCAAGGGGAGAGGCATGAAAGAAGACATCATAAAGATGGCTCAAGAGGCTGGAGCGTATCGTCTGGTAGACGCTAATCAGGGGTCAATGGTCTGCATCTCTAACGCCACTCTTCAGCGTTTCGCCTCAGTCGTTGCCAACCGCTGTGCCGACATCGCATACGAAGCCGAGCCATACCACTCTGCCGACCTCATCAGAAAGGCTTTTGGAGTAGAAAAATGTTAAGCATCTTAGACCCGAAATTCAGGTATATTCCTGCCGCTGCAACAGACGTACAGCAAACATGGAGAAAATTCGGATGGAGTCCACCCAGTGAAATGCCCCGTTTGCGGAACATGGACGACAGTAGAAAGAACGAGCCAGAGAAACGGGTTGATCTACCGACACAGAAAATGCGGCAACGAGCATGATTTCCACACAGAAGAACGCCCAATCCCAAAAGCAAAGCACGGAGGTGCACGATTTCGCAAGCTGGAAGACCGACCAGTTGATCCGGTTCGCTCACGAATCCCTACAGAAGATCAATGACCTGGAAGATCAAGTCTCCCACATGAGGCAGGATCTGCGCTCTGCTCTACAGGCCTATCGCGCCATAGTGCAAGAGCAAGAGACTCAGAAGGCTCAGAAGGACTCTACATCTATCACCTGACCCCTGAACTCGATCTTGTCGTGTGCGTAGCGATGCACAAGTTCTGGCCACAAAAGCCTACCCTTGTGGATTGTTAGCACAGCAAAACCCGACCTCCAATTCGCTGGATTGTCTTCCATGTAATCCGTGAATTGGGGGCCGTCAATCTCGGCCAGAGTGCCCGTATCCACACCGAATCTCACGCCGTTGTAGTCAGAAAACGGGGTGACCTTGAGGCTATGCAGATGGCCTGTAACTACACTAATTCCAGCGTTGACAGTGTTGTTGTGGGTGGCATGAACGCCGTTCTTAAAGCGGTGCTTGACAACCACCTCATCCGTTGGCCAGCACGACCAGCATGGTATCCAGGCAGGGAAGTGATCTGATAGCTTGAACCCGCCGATGTGCATGAACTCTGGCACTGTGTTGGCCAGCCGGTTCTCAAACCTTGCATCGTGGTTGCCCAATGACCACACCAACTTTGCACCATTGGCGCTTTCCTCAATCTCTTCCAAAGCCGCTTCACAAGCCTTCAGTTCTTGCACTACACTAGGCTTACTGTCCCACCCTATCCTAGGGTGACGGGATATATTTGCCCCGTCAAAAGCGTCACCATTGTTAATGATAGCTTTTGGCTTCAAGTTCTTGATGGCCCATAGCAGACCTTTATAGGCTGTAGACCTGATCCCAGGCCAGAAGTGGGCATCCGAGAAGACAAGCACGATGCCGTTCTCAATGCCAAGGGCATACCTTGCAGACGAGGATTTGGATGGGCTAAGGTGGTCAAACGATCTGGTGTGTCGCCTGTCCAAAGTCTCCAGGAGTTGCCCTGTCCGAGCCTCGATACGCTTTCTACGGGCCATGACATTGCGTTCAGCAATGCCCAGTACCTTTGCTAGTTGTGATGCAGACTTATATTTATCCCAGAGATCGATGAAATCTCGCTCACTGACTACTGGCTGCGCCATATAAAACCCTCTCAAGCACGTTGATTACTCGATGTTCTGCCGCATCAAGCTGCTCAGGTGTTGCTGCCCTGTCTTGTGCTGTCGAAATCAAGTCGAATAGGAAGACATGTAAACACTCGTGTAGCGCAGTCATCGACAATGACTCGCTGTTGATCTGTGTGGCCCCAAAGTCGCCTAACTGGTACGACCCTAGCCTAGCCTGACTGTCGCACTGCACTGCCGCCATTGCGGCCTTCACAGGCTTGCTGCTGCGCTCTAAGCGCCAATCCATTAGATTCAGTGTTTGTTGCCAGTGTTTGACATACTCGTCAAACTGTTGTGCCTGCTCGTCGCTCGGCTTATTGACCGACTTAGGCATGAACAACTGGGTCAGTTCTGCAAGCCAACAGGGCTGCTATCCGACAGAAATAGCGCTCGCTCGTCCTTGCGACGTTTGACAAGGCCGGGGAGTTCACGCCCACCGCCCTTTGTCCATTGCATGAATGCATCGGCAGCGCCTTCCCAATCGCCCCGGTTGGCCTTCATTCGGATGGTGGAGCGCTGCAGATTACCTAGCCCGAAGTTAAAGGAAATGCTGACCAGAGCGTCAAAAGCGCCTTGACGGCCAACAACGCCGGGAACAAGTCGAAGAACACCACGTTCAAAACTTGCGACATCAGCCGCGAAGAGATCATCGGTTTCTTTCTTCGACCAGACACGGTTGTCCTCCTGCTTGAGCGGCATCTCCTTGCGGATCATTGGCACGGGCTTGTCTTCAGTGCGTGCCATCGGAAGCCTGATCTGCTCCTGATACAGCACATGGCCGTAGCCAATCGTCCAGATGTGAGCTGGGCACAGGTAGGGGCGGTTGCGGTAACCCTCATACCTGTGCATCAAGTCAGCGCCGACCTTGCTCAGTTTCATGGCTTTGCTTTGCATTTGTCAAAGTGATAGCGCCGCATGTTGCCGCCACCACCCTCAACTGCACAGTGTGGGCATTTAAGAACTTGGCGCTTGCCCTTGCAAGCCTCGCTCAGTTTTGAGCGGTAATTGGGGTCATCGAGCCTCTTTGCGGCTCCTTTTACATAAGCGCTTCTTTCCCTGCGTATACCTGTTGCGCCGTTAGCGTTCGGCGCTTTGTTGTATAGCTCTCCGTTCCACATCTCCAAAAACGCGGTCTCTAGTGTCTTTGCTTCCTCCGCTGTATCGGTGGCCTTAAGTATGCGGAACTCAAATCCACTCAGCCCCAATCGCCGCGCATCTTCAGCATATCCTTGATAGTGCAAAAACAAACCTTTGTTGATGTAGCACTTGTGGTGCCGCATCCTCAGCTCTACATTCTTAGAGCTGCCAATGTACGCCTTGCCGGTATGCTTGTTGACGATAGCGTACAAACCAATAGTCATTTTTTACTCCAAGTCCTTGACCCGAACCAAAATCCTAGTATACCACTCAACATAGCCATTTCATCCGGGCTGAAGATGATGTCAGAGTACTTCAGCACGTCGTCCATGCTTTTGATCATTCCAGGGTTCGTGTACAGGTAGTAGCACAGGAACAGGTTGATCAGCACCAATTCAATCACAAAGATGTAGGTCACTGTCGGACGCACAGTGCCGACGTAACTGGCAACCCACTTGTGCGCCCTGTCCAGAATCTTCTCGTCGTGCTTGAGCGCGGCTTCCGTCATCTGCGCCTCGGTCTGCATCATGACTTGATCCGTGCGAATCTCCTCGATGCGCTGCTGCGCGGCGTAACCTTGTGCAGCCAGAGCCAACTCTCGCTCGTTTTGCATCCTGGCCAATGCAAGCTCATGTTTCTGATCGGCCTTGTTCTGAAAGTATTCGAGCAGCTTGGGCAGGCCGCTGATGAGTAGGCCACCGAGTGTAGAGATAAGGGATAGCATTGATTACTCCTCGTAAACGTAAAACGGCTCGGTTTCTGTCGTCATGATCTGACTTGGGCTTGCGGCCACAGTGCCACCAATGTATCCAGTACGAGCCACATTCAATCCCATGACCTTGGCAAAGTTCAGCAAATCACGGGCTTGAACCTCTTTCTTCCAGTCGATCTCTTTGCCGTCCTTAGTTACCAGCTTCATAGAGGCATTGCGAATAGCATCAATG